TATGGATAACTATATTAGAAAGTATGAAAATGTAGTGACCGATGATTTCTGTGATGGTTTGATTGAAAAGTTTGAAGACCATCCAGAACAGCAAGAAAAACTATCTCAAGGCTTGATGTCTTTAACGCACCTTGAAATGATGCGTCCAGATACACAAATATGGAATAAAGATGTTATGCATCTTGTAGATGTTTTTAAGAAGTATGTTACAGTATACAAAAACGAATGTAAAATTGAACCAGTAATGTGGCCTGATAAATATTTAGTTGAATCATTTAGAATAAAACGATATTTACCAAATGATATAGATCAATTTGGGCCGCATGTAGATTCTAAAGATGTAAACAGTTGTAAAAGATTTCTAGCATTCTTTTTGTATCTTGATAATAATGATGGTGGTTCAACCATGTTTCCACAAATGGACATTACATCAAAATGTAAGAAGGGTTCATTATTAGTTTTCCCACCACTCTGGCCTTGGCTACATGAGGGTAAAAAACCAATTGATAAACCAAAATATATAGTAGGGAGTTATTTAAAATATGTCTGAATTATTAGACCAATTTGGTCAACCAATAGGTGGTAAGACTGAAAAAGAATTGCCGAATGCACCATTACCAAATGTCGAGCAGCTGCTGCAAGACCCAATTACAAAGAAGTTTCTTTTTCTTAATAGCAAGGAAGAGCCAGATATTACAGCTATAGGATTGACAGACGAAACTGATTACGCGGGCGTGGTCTACAAATACGGCCAAGTTACTCTCCCTGATGAGTCTAAAATAGTTGATGGAGAACCCTTGAGTTTACAGTTTAAGTATGATATAATAGAAAACAATGGATATCCTAAAGAAAAATTTGGAGATGATTTCTTCAAACTTATCGGAGATATTTTATTTCACATTATTATAACTCAATCAGAGGACGGCTCAATTGACGAACCAAACAATAGAACGGACAGCACTCAGTAATTTAGTATCCAACGAAGAATATTGTCGAAAGGTATTACCTTTTATCAAGGCTGATTACTTTGCTGTTAAAGAAGAACGAGTTGTCTTTGAAGAAATTACAAGCTTTGTTGATAAGTATCGAAAGATGCCAACAAAGATTTCTTTGGAAATTGAAGTAGAATCCAGACAAGATTTAACTGAAACTGAACATAACAAAATTGTGGAAATTATCAAAACACTTGATTCCACAGATGTTGATATGGATTGGTTGGTAGATACTACTGAGAAGTTCTGTAAAGACAAAGCCATCTATAATGCAATTGTTGATGGTATCTCTATTATTGATGGGAAGGATAAGAATCGTGGTGCAGATGCTATACCTAGTTTACTTACAGATGCACTTGCAGTATCTTTTGATAATGCTGTAGGACACGATTATTTTGACGATAGTGCCTCAAGATTTGATTTCTATCACAAGGTAGAAGAACGTATACCATTTGACCTAGAGTTTTTCAACAAAATTACCAAAGGTGGATTACCACAGAAAACATTGAATATCGCACTTGCTGGTACAGGTGTTGGTAAATCTTTGTTTATGTGTCACATGGCTGCAAACTGTTTATCACAAGGTAAGAATGTATTGTACATTACTCTAGAAATGGCAGAAGAACGCATCGCAGAACGTATTGATGCAAATCTATTAAATGTTTCTATGGAGAATTTACAAGACTTACCAAAGACTATGTTTGAAGACAAGATTAAGAAGATACAAAAAAAGACTAATGGTCAACTTATCATTAAAGAATATCCAACTGCATCTGCTCACTCTGCACATTTTCGTGGATTGATTAAAGAGTTATCTATCAAGAAGTCATTTAAACCAGATATGATTTTTATTGATTACTTGAATATATGTGCATCATCTAGATTGAAGGGTGCATCACAGGTTAATTCTTATACATACATTAAATCAATTGCAGAAGAACTTAGAGGTCTTGCAGTTGAAACAAATGTTCCAATCATGTCAGCAACACAAACAACAAGAAGTGGCTTCGGTTCAACAGACATTGGACTTGAAGATACATCTGAATCGTTTGGTTTACCAGCAACAGCAGATTTCATGTTTGCTCTCATCTCTAATGAAGAACTTGATGCCCTCAATCAAATTGTAGTCAAACAACTCAAAAACAGATACAATGACCCTACTATGAATAAAAGATTCGTTTTAGGTATTGACAGAAGTAAAATGAGATTGTATGATGTAGATAATAAAGAACAAGAGGATTTGGTAGATAGTGGTCAAGATGATGAACCAGTATTTGACAAAGGTAAATTTGGAGCTAAATTTAAAGATCACAAGTATGATGGGTTCAAGGTTTAACCTCTTATAAATAGTACATAAATATAAACTATATGTAAATGGAGCCATTGAAGTATGTCATTACGAAAATCTATTCGTCAACTTAGACCTATTCAAGAAAACTTTACTGCACCTATAGATAAAGTTCAATCTTTTTTATCTGAAGATATTGATTTGCCTAATGATGTATTGGATGGGTTTGAACACACACAAACAGATAAATCTGAAAAATCAAGAGTTAACATCAAAGTTTTGTCTGCTGATAGAGATAAAGACAGAGATGAAATTCTTAGACGATTAAAAAATGCTGGAGTTACAGCAAATACTACACCTACAAATTCTTCGGTTGATCCTATTGATGGCACATTTGATGGAAGAAATTTCCGAATTGATGTAAAACCTAAATCTGGTGGTATGGGAGAAAGTACTCTTAACTCTAGTATTACTGAACTTTTTCCTTGTGTTGCATTTGAAAAAAAGTTAAATCCTAAAAATATTGAAGATTTTATGGAAAAATTGATGGGTGTCAATTTGTCTACTTGTAAATCCATTATTAAATCAGATTTAGTAGCAGCAGAAAAAACTGTAAATGATGCTGAAGGTTCTTCAAAATATAAAGAAAAAATGGAAAACGCTTTAGGTGTATTAAAGTTTATTAACGATCAACATAATGACAAACCTATAAAAAATGTTTATTGGGGATATCGTGGTAAACCAAAAGGCGTACCATCAAATCACCCCGGCGATATGTTTATTCAATATGCCGATAATAAAATATTAGGTGTTAGTTTAAAGGCTGGTGGGAAAAAAACAAAAGAACCACAACTTAATACATATCACAATGCTATATTTTTAAATTCAAGGGGGCCTAGTTTTAATGATAAATCTGGTCTTGAATTTTTAAAAAAAGAAACATACACAAAAGTATACTCTAAAATTAAAGGTATTCCTCCTATTGACAATTTTGATGGTGGTAAAACTGGTAGACATAAAGATAAGCAATTATCTATAAATGCAATTAATAAATTATCAAAAAAAGAAAGTGATACATATTATAACCAGTATTTAGAGATAGTCCGTCAATCTCTCATAAAAAGATTTAATAAAAATAAAGATGAAAGTATAAGATATATAAAAGATGCTATACTAAGAGAAGCTCCAAATGTACCAACAATTGTTATAAAGGCAATTGGCAATTCTTATGAGGAAGTAACTGATAGAGATGAACTTGGAGTATTTTTACCACAAGTAAAATTTGTAAAAGCATATAAAGGTTCTGGTAAACAAGATTGGTTAATTGATTTAAAATCTGGAAATGAAGTTGTTTCATTATCTATGGCAGTTCGTTCAAGTTCTGGTGGTAAATTGAAACAATGGAGTTTGAAAGTAACCTATAACGGACTGAAGTAATGATATCATTCGCACAAACATTAACAGAAGACAAGGGTGGTAAGAATTTACACCTAGAGCATCTAGAAGATGAAATCATTAACTATGGAGTTGATGGTGGTAGAGCTGCAATCAACTTCCTACGTTCATTAAGAGATATGCTTGCTGGTAATGCTCGGTCTTCAATCAACATGACTGTCAAGTGGGATGGTGCGCCTGCGATATTCGCTGGTATTGACCCAGAAGATGGTAAGTTTTTTGTTGCAAAGAAATCAGTATTTAATGCAACTCCAAAACTCTATAAGACAAACGCAGAGATTGATGAAGATGGACTATCTGGTTCATTGAATAGTAAGTTCAAGATAGCACTTGCAGAGTTTTCCAAGTTAGGTATCAAAGATGTACTTCAAGGCGACTTGATGTTTACATCAGAAGATAAAGGTAGTGAAAAAATTGATGGAAAGTCTTTCATTACATTTCAACCTAACACAATCGTATATGCTGTAGACCCCACATCAGATATTGGCAAACAGATTAACAAAGCAAAGATTGGTATTGTATGGCATACAACATACACAGGTAAAGCATTACAGGATATGAAAGCATCATTTGGTGCAGATATTAAAGGATTATCTAAACCAACATCAGTATGGATGGATGATGCAACTTACAAAGATGTATCAGGTAGTGCTACAATGAACTCAAAAGAAACAGAATCAGTAACAGCTGCACTTTCTGCAACTGGTTCTACTTTTAAAAAGATTAACTCAATGCAACTAAAGAAGTTTCTTAATCTACAGGAAAGTATGACAGGTGCAATTGCTGGTGCATCTCTCAAAACATACAATAACAGTAAGGTTCGTGCTGGAGAAAAGATTACTAATCCCAAAGCTCATGCAAAAGGATATGAAAAATGGGTTGAGATGTCAATTCAGAAACAAATTGATAAAGCAAAGAGTGTAAAAGGAAAAGATAAATACAAGAATATACAGAAAGAATATGTAAGAGAAGTTAAGAAACACACTACCAACTTAATACAAATAATCACATTTCAAAATTATTTGGTTGATGCAAAAATGCAAATTGTAAAAAAACTAAATAGTGTAAAGGGATTGACAAATACTTTTATCAAGACCGCAAATGGATTTAAAGTAACTAACCCAGAGGGTTATGTTGCGATTGATAGGGTTAGTGGTGGTGCTGTTAAACTAGTGGACAGAATGGAGTTCTCGTTTAATAACTTTACCGCAATAAAGGCATGGGATAAATGAAAAATTTTAGAGATATCGTAGAGGCTCGTGGTGATACAGCTGTATTCACTTTTGGTAGATTTAATCCACCAACAACAGGTCACGAAAAACTCATAGATGCACTTGCAAAACAACAATCTAAGAACGCTGGTTCTATGATGTACGTCTATCCATCACATTCACAAAACGCTAAGAAAGATCCACTACCACACACACTAAAAATTGCATATATGAGGAAAATGTTTCCAAAGTATAAAAGCAATATAATTGTAAGCAAATCAAGAACTGCTCTGGAAGCAGCTGTCGAGTTACATAAAAAAGGACATCGTTCTATTGTAATGGTTGTTGGTTCTGACAGAGTTACAGAGTTTAACACTCTACTCAATAAGTACAATGGTGTAGATTCTAGACATGGTTTTTATGGTTTTGACAATATCAAAGTTGTATCTGCTGGAGAACGTGACCCAGATTCAGAAGGTGTATCTGGTATGTCTGCATCTAAGATGCGAGCTGCAGCTGCTGATGGTGATTTCGATTTATTCAAAACTGGTGTTCCATCTACCTTTAAAGATTCACTAAAACTTTACAATGATGTTCGCAAGAATTTAGGTATTCGTGAAGAAAGAGATATGGGTGAGATGACAGACTTTGAAACACTCAGAGATTTGTATCTTACAGGTAAACTTTGGAATGTGGGTGACATTGTAGAAGCTCATGGTCACGAAGGTAAAGTTATTAATAAAGGCACAAACTACTTGACATTTGTATCCGAAGATGGAAAAGTACATAAGACTTGGTTACACGATATTGTAGAACGAGATTACAAAAAAGAATACGAAAATTATCAAGGAACACCAGAACAGATTGCAAGACGTTCTTCTAGAAACAAAGCTCGTAGACTTATGGGTGACAAAGCAGTAAAGGGTAAAGATGTAGGACATAAAGATAATAATCCTCTAAATAACGACCCCTCTAATTTGAAAATGGAAGACCCATCTAAAAATCGTAGAGAACCAAGATTAAGAAATGAAGTAAAACAAGATAAAGATATCAAAGATAGAGAAGGTACTCAACCAGCAAAGTATTATGCAAAAGATGCTGAAGGTGATACCATGGCTAAGTCTACTAAACAAGCTCGTGCAAGACACTTTGATAAAAAGAAATCAGGGCCAGCGCCAGGCGATGCATCTGCAACAACTAAACCATCTAAACATACCAAAAAGTTCAAACAGATGTTTGGTGAGAAACCCATAGATGAAGCAAGAGCAAAACAAGCAGTCAATTCTCGTGGTAAGGTTCAGAAACTTGTAACTGCACATGGTCTTAAATTTAAAGGTAAAGTATATAAAGAAATAGACATGGAGTTGGTAAAAATTAACAACTCAACTGAAATGGTTACATTTAATATTATTCATCCAAAAGAAATCTTTGGTAATGAAACTAATATATCATTTAAAGCATTAAAGCGTGGCCCATTTATGGCAACCGATACTTCTAAAATAAATGAAGTTCTTGGTAAAGACGCAGACATGGGTGATTATATCAAAGATTTCGAGAAGTCTGATTCTCCACAGTTTAAAGGTAAGTCTAAAGAAAAACGCAAAGAAATGGCGATTGCTGCATATCTATCAAAAAATGAAGAACTAGAATTTTATCAGTTAGATGAAAAGATTGAAGGACTTGTAACAAAAGCAAAGAAATCTGGTATGCCGTATGGTATTCTAAAAAAAGTATATGACAGAGGAATGGCTGCATACAAGACAGGACATCGGCCCGGCACTACTGCCCAACAATGGGCATTTGCAAGAGTTAATTCTTTTGTTACCAAATCTGCTGGAACTTGGGGGAAAGCAGATGCTGACCTTGCAAAACAAGTTCGTGGTGAAGATTTTGGTATGATACCAAAGAAGAAACGAAAAGGACATGAGGTTCTAGGAACTGGTGGTGCATTTGGTGAAGAAGACAAAAGTAAAACAAACGAAGAAAATCCTTGTTGGGATGGTTTCAAGCAAGTCGGTATGAAAACAAAAGGTGGAAAACAAGTTCCTAATTGTGTTCCAGAAGAAACAACAGCAGAAGATTGTTGTGATGATTGCATAGATGAAAAAACTTTTGCAAAAATGGCATTTGATAAAATTTACAAAATGACTCATCCAAAACACTATGACGCTCTTGTTAAAACCTATGCAAATTTGATAAGAAACGAACCACAAAAAACACATATTCATCTTGCTGGTAGGGCAGTTAGACAGCATAATACAAAAGTAGATGCAAAAGCTTTGATGACATATGTTAACAAACTAGTTGCTATGGGTAAACTACCAAAAGAATTAAAGGCTGACTTTGATGTCAACCAATCAGAATCCCTAAATAGTTGGGGTGAAATAACAGAAACAGACAAGAATAGCGGTAAAGAACTTAATAATCCTACAAAAGGCGATGTTAAGAAATACAAAGTTTATGTTAAAAACGATAAAGGCAATGTGGTCAAAGTAGAATTTGGTGATCCAAACATGGAAATCAAACGAGATGACCCAGAAAGAAGAAAAGCATTTAGAGCTAGACATAATTGCGATCAGAAAAAAGATAAAACTACAGCAGGATATTGGTCTTGCAAGTTTTGGTCTAAAAAATCTGTAACAGATTTAATGAAAGGATAATAAAAATGAGTAGAGTCAGAATGTCAGAATTATTGGAGAAAGCGAGAGCGTTTGATCCAAGTAAAATGAAACCAAGAAAAACAACTTGGGCTCCTTTACAAGAAAATGCACAAATTGATGAGGATGGTCATCAAGATGTCTCCTCTGCTATTCGTCAGTGCAAAACTACTATTGAAGATGCACAAGACATGTTACAGAAACTACAAACTATGAATCCAGAAGATTCCCTTCCTTCATGGTGGACAAACAAACTTGCAGTTGTATCTTCTAGTATGAACAAGATGAGAGATTATCTTTTAGTTCCATCTGTATCAGAAGAAGTTGAACTTGATGAAAAGAAAACAGTAACAAAAACTTTTGGAGTAGAATTTCAAATAGATGCTCCAGAAGAAAAACCTATTAGAACTGGAAACGAACCTCATGTAAAACTTGTTAATAAACTGGTTAAAAAATATAAATTATTTGATGACCACGCAGATGACCTTAGCAAGTTTAATGTCAAAGATAATGTTGGTGGTAGAAATGTTCAAAAGTTTTTCAAAGAGTTATCTAAATCATATGATGTTATAAGGAAAAAAATAACTGATAATTTTACTTCTACTGAATTGGATTTTAGTGAAGAAGTTGAACTTGATGAAATGAAAAAGGTAAGTGTAGAGTTTGATAAAAGAAATAAGACCGATATGTTGAAAGCAAAAAAAGACTTAGAAAAAAAAGGTCATACAGTAGATGTATCGGGTAGTATGCTAACTATTACTGCAAAAAGAGGTGCTGACATAGGTAGAGAGATAAAAGACGTAATGAATTTCTACAATGGTGCTAAAAGAGCAAAAGCATTAGAAAGTGTTGAAAACGAAGCTGTATCTCCTGCACAACAAGCTGCAATTGCAATCTCCAAGAAAGAAAGAGGAGAAAAACCTAAGAAAGAAGAAGTTAAACTTGACGAAGCAATTAAGATTTCGCATGTTCTTATTGACACCGCTGACCGCAATGAAGTTGTTTCAATGGCGTCTAGTGAAGCACAAATAAAACAGTCTAAGAATTCTGCTGAACGCCCACCTATGTCAATTAAAGATAAGAACACTTTGAAGATAGTCAAACTGAAGAGACCTTTGGGTATGAAAGCAGCTGATAAGTTGTTTGGTTATCCTTTCAAAGAGTCTGCTGAACTTGACGAAGCAAAGTCTTCTACTGGTTACGAACTATATCACAAATCATTCTCTGATGCAATGCAACACTCATATGCCTTTGCAAAGAAAAAGTTTGGTATCACTGTTGACCCTAAAGAAATTGATAGAAAAGTTGCTACTGGGCCAAAGAAACCATCTTCTGGTAAGACAAACTCTTATCGTTTAGTTGGAACAGATGGCAAGAAAGCAATTCAAGTTCAAGTTGCTAATCTTGATAACAAAAGATATGAACTTAACATGTATAAAGAAGAAGTAGATTTAGAAGAAGGAACTGAATTTGATACTATGAAAGCTTATGCAAGTGGCATTTCAAGAATTTTAGGAAGTCAAGGTATTGAAGTACCAATCAATGAACTCATTGATCCTGCTGATATTGATGACGATGCATCATCAAAAGATGTAGCACTAGCTGCAAAGAATATTATTTTGCAACTTAAAAAGTCCGTTGATATGAATGGAAAGAAAGATGTAGAATTTGCAAGTGGAAAACAAAAAGTTCCAGCTGCAATCGCACAGAAAGCATTAGATGTACACAGTAAAATGAAACCTCAAGATAAAATGAAGTTTCAAA